CCTGAAGAAAAATATGATGTCATCGAGAGCATGGTAGATAAACTTGATGAAATGGAAGGTAAACTCAACGAGCAAATCGAAAAGAATATTGCTCTTAACAGGAGATTAGCCGAGTCCACTTCTGATGTTGTCTTTGGCGAAGTTGCCGAAGGACTTGCATCATCACAAAAGGAGAAACTTGCAACCCTCGTGGAAAATGTTGAGTTTGAAAGTGAGTCAGACTATCGGGAGAAACTAGTAACACTTAAGGAATCTTATTTCCCAAGTAATGCTGGATCTCAAAGAGACAAGTCAGAAAATTTATCTGAAGGCACAGAAACTCCCGAAAATATAGCGGAAATATCAAACACAATGTCTGCATATCTTCAGACTCTGAATCGTGTCTCTAAAAAGTGATTTTTATATCATAAATTCAAACTTACGAGGTAAAACTTAAATGCAAGCCCCTATTAATCAGGAAGCTCTGCAGGAGAAGTGGGCACCACTACTAGACTACGAAGGTTTAGATCAAATTAAAGATCCTCATCGTAGAATGGTAACCGCCGTTCTCTTGGAGAACCAAGAACAAACAATGCGCGAAGAGCGCGAATTCTTAACTGAGCAACCAACAAACGCAACTGGATCTTCAGGTGCTACTGCTGGTTTCTCTGCTGGCGCAACTGCAGCAGGCCCTGTTGCTGGTTTCGACCCAGTACTTATAAGTCTTATCCGTCGTTCAATGCCTAACTTGGTCGCTTATGACCTAGCAGGTGTTCAACCAATGAACGGCCCAACAGGACTTATCTTCGCAATGAGAAGTCGCTTCACTTCACAGAGTGGAACAGAAGCACTATTCGATGAAGCAGATACAGCATTCTCTGCACAGCATCCAGACGGAGGAAACGACGTTTCTGCTGGATACACTCAGAATGAGGGTGCAAATACAGGTGGAGCAGTTGGTTTCGGTACTACAGGTGGTACTCAGCAAACTAACCCTGCTGCACTTAACCCAGAAAGTGGTCAGCAACACAATACCTACGTTACTGGACGTGGTATGGATACTGAGGACTCTGAAGCACTCGGTACAACTGGAAATGCTTTCAACGAGATGGCATTCTCAATCGAGAAAGTCACCGTTACAGCGAAGACCAGAGCACTCAAAGCTGAGTACAGTCTAGAACTTGCTCAAGACTTGAAAGCAATTCATGGTCTTAATGCTGAAGCAGAACTTGCCAACATTCTTTCTACTGAGATCCTTGCTGAGATCAATAGAGAAGTTATCAGAACAATCTATAAGGTTGCTGAATCTGGTGCACAAACAAACACAGCAACTGCTGGTGCGTTTGACCTAGACACAGACAGTAACGGTAGGTGGTCTGTTGAGAAGTTCAAAGGACTTATCTTCCAAATCGAGCGCGACGCTAACGCTATCGCACAAAGAACTCGTCGCGGAAAGGGTAACATGATCCTCTGCTCTGCTGACGTTGCTTCTGCACTCACAATGGCAGGTGTTCTAGATTACACCCCTGCACTTAATGCAAACCTTAACGTAGATGACACAGGCAACACATTTGCTGGTGTTCTTCAAGGTAAGTACAGAGTTTACATCGACCCATTCGCTGCAAACTTAGCTGCTGATCAGTACTACGTTGTTGGATACAAAGGTACATCACCTTACGACGCTGGATTATTCTACTGCCCATACGTTCCTCTACAGATGGTTCGTGCGGTTGGTCAGGACACCTTCCAACCAAAAATTGGATTTAAGACTCGCTACGGCATGGTCGCAAACCCATTCGCAGAAGGTACAACTCAGGGTCTTGGTCGTCTTGCAGTTAACGCTAACCGTTACTACAGACGTGTTAAGGTTCAGAACCTCATGTAATTCATATTACATATCTTTCAAAGACTCCCTTTCGAGGGGGTCTTTTTTTTGACTAAGTATAAATTCGTAGGCATTTCTTTTTGTTAACAAAATCTTTAGGATATCAACACCATATAATAAATAATGGTAGAATTGGAGAACCAATATGTAACCAAACCTTGCTTGGTTATGGTGCAAAAATCAAAGAATTTAGGAGGCAATTAATGCACAACCTAGTATCATATAATCAACTAGCAGGTTCATACGATGATGAACAAGACAACAAACTCACAGAATACTACGAGTGTTTAATTGACTGTCTAGACGACCAACACGTATGTAAACGTATTTGTAGGGAGGTTCTTACTTAAGTTATCAAAGTCTTTCATGAATGGAGAGAGGAGCAATCCTCTCTTTTTTTATCTCTATATAAATACCTATATGAAAGACAAAAAAGCAGCGAAACTAATCCTAAAACGAGCCAAAAAAAATCCTAAATTGTATTCTAAACAAGAAGTTTATTATGCAAAACAGATAAAAAAACAACTCAAGAAAGATGCCTTATCACATAAAAAAACCAAGTGCGACGAATAGTAGTGTAGATGTATATTACATCGGTGCTGCAAAAGGTTTTGCTAGGTGGAGTGATGATTTTAGTAAAAGAAAACAATATACAAAAAACCCAACCTATCTAACCACAAACAATGATGGTAAAAATGGTGGATGGAAAGGGTGTAGTGTTGTTTCCGAATAACTAAATAACTAAAAATATAACTCCAATGAAACCATCACCACGCCAATTAAAAGAGGCTACAAAGGCATACGAAAAGATAATAAACCATTTAGTTAGTGAGGGATATGCATCAAATAAAGGAGATGCAGATTCTATTATCGGTGGAATGAGTGAAGAATGGTATCACATGATCGTTAACGAATGAAAAATTTTCAAGAGTTTCTTGAATCGACAAAGTGCCCAAAAGGATATAGATTCGATACAAAACTTAAGAGTTGCGTCCCAACTAAAAGATATCCATACTATCCTTATGGGATGTTAGGTAGAAGTAGGGAGGAAACGAAAAATGGTAACGGATCTAATGGATCTAACGGGAATGGAACTAATGGTTCTCATTCTGGCAACGGTAATGGTTCTAACGGGCATTCTGGTGGGAATGGTGGTGGAGCTTCGGGCAATGGCGGCAACGGTGGGGGAAACGGAGGTTAGTCATGAAAAATTTACGCCAATTTCTAGAAGAATCAAATCCACGCATTCCTAGAAAGAAAGGTCAACCAGCAAAATCAAAAAAACATTCGGACTTGTATACAGACGAAGATCCGAAGGGAACTATTCATGGTCTTGGATTTAAAGATGAATCCACAGCTAGATCGAGTGTAACAAAAATAAGAAAATCAAGCCGTTCACACGCACATAAAATACAGGCAGCGATTGCGATGGAGCAACGTGCTAGAGTAATGGGTAAGACATCAGAAGCAGCGATCTATCGTAAGTTTATAAATTCTATGAAGAAGAAAACTAAAAAATGACATCATCTACAAATCGTGGCCCTTTAGCAGGTCAAATTGCAAATCGTAATTATCTTTCACCGATTGGGTTTAAATTTATTTTATCTAAATTTCCCAAGATAGATTTCTTCTGCAACTCTGCTTCAATACCAGATATCACATTAGGAACATTTCAACAACCATCATACTTAAAGTTTATTGATGTCCCCGGTGAAAAATTAACTTATGGAGATTTAGATATTCGATTCTTAGTTGATGAGAATATGGAAAATTATGCAGCAGTTCATAATTGGTTAACAGGATTAGGTTTTCCAGAAACACCACAACAATTTGTCAATAAAACTACAGATTCTGATGGTATTCGTGATTTGGAAGAACAATTTTGTGATGGATCTCTACGTATCTTGAATAGTAATTATCGTGATGTTGCTATAGTAAAATTTCAAGACTTATTTCCCGTATCCTTAACATCTCTAACATTTGATGCTACAGAATCAGATATACAATACTTTACAGCACAGGCTGTTTTCCGCTATACTATATACACACTAACTGATACGACTGGCAAACCTTTATGAATCTTGAAAAAATTCAGGAGATGTGGGAGCGTGATGCTGTCATTGATCCTGATAATCTACATGATGAGTCATTAAAAATACCTCAATTACATTCAAAGTATTATACAATCTATAATACGATTAGTTTGATGCGTGAGAAAGCAAGAGAGACATATAATAAAATTAAATTAGAGAGACATAATTACTACACAGGAAAGGCAACTGCAGAAGTATATGCCGAAGACCCATTTCCATACAAAGTTAGAGAAAAGGACGCAATACAGAGGCATCTAGATGCTGATGAAAGACTTAATCAGAGTGACATGAAGATTAGATATTATGATGTGACTCTTAAATTTTTAGAAGAGATAATCAGAAATATATCTGGTCGTACATACCAAATTAAGAATGCCATTGAGTGGCAGAAATTTCAATCTGGATTTTAAATAAATATATTTTTTAAACTGTAGAGGCACGACTCGAACGTGCAAGACCTACCAAGCTAATGATTGATCGGGAGAGAAACAGTCTCCTGTGTTTACCAATTTCACCACTCTACATTGACCCTGAAGTTAATCAGGGATTGCTTGCATGATACGTGTTACACCGATTCCTCCTCCACTTCTAGGAAAGAAATCAAACTCAAGGAACTCTTCTAGTTCTTTCTCAACTCTTTCCTTACCAAATAATTTGTAAAGTAAGTCAGCATATTGCCCATCAGAGATAGTATGGAATGTATCACGCATCTGTTTCTTATCGGTGCTACGTTCCGCAGAACCAATAGTTTCCATACCATTTAAGATTACATCAATCTTCTTACTGGTTTCACCATCATCATTTCTTGCCATATTCCAGAATGGTGATGTCCACTCAGGGAAATGTGTAATCATACCACGACCAATTGATTTCTCATGATCATGATCTAATTCTTTGGTCTTAAATGCTCCTGCCCAATGCTCATATTTTTTAACATCATATTCTTGTAAAGGAACACCTACATACTTGCATAATTCCATCTCCATTTTCTCAAGTTCTTCCACACCACCGTGCATTTCAAACTCAAACATTGGGAAGATTACTTCATGTCTTCCTTCTACTGGATTTGGTTCTTGACGATATGAGGTGGAGACACAAAAGAAACCGGGTGCTTCTGGATTCTTGAGTAATTCATATTCCAACCACATCTGTCCTGTTTGTGGAAGTGGCCAAACTTGTCCATTATATTCATATGTTGCTACAGTTTCAGGATCTTCGCATGCAGCAAGTATACTTAAACGGTTCTGAGTATGAACTTCAAAAAAACCTTTAGACAAAAAAAATGACCTTAATAGGTCAACGGTCTTTGTATACTTTTTCGGGTCAATGAGACTTGTCATTATTTTAGGCTAAACTGCATTATTTAGCATTTAGTGAGCTCACTAAATATCTGTGAATGAACACTATTTTATGTCTCATTTGAGTATATCAAAAAAGAATGAAGTTTTCCTTCAGGTAGAATCAGATCCGCATGTATACTACGAGTTATCTGATCAATTTACCTTTGAGATTCCGGGAGCTAAATTCATGCCTCAATACCGTAATAAGTATTGGGATGGTAAGATCCGTCTATTCAACGTAAAGAACGGAGAAATCTACGTTGGACTACTGGATAAAATACAAAAGTTTTGTGACGATCACGAATATACTTACGAGTTTGTAGATAATAAATTCTTTGGCACACCTTTTGAAGTCAATGAGCATATCTCATATGAGGGTGTTAAAGATTATATGAAATCTATTTGCAAGTATGTTCCTCGTGATTATCAAGTAGAGGGAGTATACGACGCTTTAAGACATAATAGAAAGTTGTTGATATCCCCAACTGCTTCAGGAAAGTCTCTGATGATATATTCGATTGTGAGATATTACGTTGAACGGAAGCAAAATACTCTGATAGTTGTTCCGACGACTTCGCTAGTAGAGCAAATGTATAAAGATTTTGCGGATTATGGGTGGGATGTAGGTTCATTTTGCCATAAGATATACGCTGGTAAAGAAAGAGAGACGGACTCTCAGGTCATAATTACTACTTGGCAATCAATCTATAAACTCCCCAGAAAGTATTTTGAGAGATTCTCTGTTGTAATTGGGGATGAAGCGCACCAGTTCAAAAGTAAATCACTTATATCTATAATGACAAAACTTCACAAGGCCAAATATAGATTTGGATTTACTGGCACACTTGATGGAACGCAAACACATAAGTGGGTTTTAGAAGGATTATTTGGCCCTTCATATAAAATTATAGGAACTAAAGACCTCATGACCAAAGGTCATGTTGCAAAACTTGATATTAATATATTACTACTAAAACATTCTCCACAAAAGTTTGAAACATTTGAGGATGAAGTTCAATACATTATCAATAATGAACAGAGAAATAAATTCATAAGAAATCTTACATTAGATCTAAAGGGAAATACATTGATTTTATATTCAAGAGTTGAGGGCCATGGAAGAGTTCTTTATGATTTAATAAATAGTAATGTACTCGAACAGCGTCAAACTTTTTTTGTCCACGGAGGAGTGGATGCTGAAAATCGTGAAAATGTTCGGTCAATCACTGAATCCGAAATTAATGCTATAATAGTTGCATCTTATGGGACTTTCTCCACAGGAATTAACATTAAAAATTTACATAACGTTATTTTTGCATCACCGTCTAAATCTCGAATACGGAATCTACAATCAATTGGAAGAGTCCTGAGAAAAGGTAACAACAAAGTTAAAGCCACTTTGTATGATATTGCAGATGACATTACATACAAATCAAGAAGAAACTACACTTTGAATCATCTTGTAGAAAGAATTAAAATCTACAATGAAGAAAACTTTAATTATGACATCATCAACATTTCACTCAAAAAATAATATGAGAGACGAATTTTTCAGCATCTTAAAACTTGTTTCTGGTGAAGAAATCTTCGCACTCGTTTGTGTAGATGAAAGTGAGGATGATCCTATTCTAGTCTTGCATAATCCAATCAAAATGACTCCTATACCTCATGTAGGTAATGCAAGTCAACTTAATTATATAAAAGTCACTCCTTGGATGGAGATGACAACTGAAGACATGTATGTATTAAAAATGGATAAAGTAATCACAATGATTGAATGTCGTGATAAAAAACTAATTGCAATATACAAACAGTATGTTGAAGACGAACAAAACTCTGGTGGAGTTGAAATATTTAAACCTAAATTAAATACAGGAAAAGTAAAATTATCAACAGACTTAGGATATGTCTCTAGTGTTGAACAAAAAAGAGAATCCCTTGAAAAAATATTTAAAGAAGATATAAAGGATACTAAAGATACGAAAGAAAGCTAATACCCCTTCCAAACCTCACAAAGGTTATTGTACATAGTTTTAGGGGTCTTGTCAAGCATCACCTTGTCACCTGACAAAAATGTGTTATAATAAGAACAGTTAAGACAAATAAGTTATGCCAAGAAAGAAGTCTGAACATTATGTAAATAACAAAGAACTACTTGAGGCATTGATAGTATATCGATCAAAAGTCGCTGTTGCTAAAGAAAAAGGATTGCCAAAGCCAAGAATTACAAACTATCTTGGAGAATGCTTTCTTAAGATAGCAACTCATCTATCATATAAACCAAACTTTGTGAATTATATGTTCCGTGATGATATGATATCTGACGGAATTGAAAACTGTGTTCAATACATTCATAATTTTGATCCAGAGAAATCTCGCAATCCTTTTGCATATTTTACTCAGATCATACACTATGCATTTTTAAGACGTATTCAAAAAGAGAAAAAGCAGTTAGATATTAAGAATAAAATTATTGAGAAGACAGGTTATGATGAAGTAATGCACGTTGAGCCTGGTGCATTGACGGGAGCAATGTCCGAGTATAATACGATTAAAGATAACATTGCACAAAAGAAAAACAGATAACATGGCTATCTACAATGATGTAAAGATCACAATTGATCTGAATGAACTGGTTGAGTGTAGGGCAAAGTTTCTTAAACAGAGTATGAGTCCAAATCAAATTGATTATCTGGCAGAAACTTTGCGTAGAACTTTGACATGGGATAATCTATATTTCATGGTTGATGAGTCCATCTTAGAGTTTTTTGACAATCATGAGCATCCAGAAATTTGGGATTCTCATTATGGTGAGACTGCTGGTAATGAACCTGCTGCTACTTTTGAAAAGAACAGACAGCAATTTAAGATGGTAAAATTAGAATCACCATCATGGACAATTGAAGTACCAGTACGTAAGAAAAAATGAAAGTAGCAATTATAACGGATACTCATTTCGGTGCACGAAAGGGATCTAAGTATCTGCATGATTACTTTGAACTCTTTTACAAAGATGTGTTCTTTCCAAAAATGGAAGAATATGGAATTGATACTGTCATTCATATGGGTGATGTATTTGATAGTCGTAAGGCTATTGATTTGCAAACACTTGAATGGTCAAACCGTGTTGTCTTTGAACCATTGAAGAAGTATAAGGTATATGCAGCAACAGGAAACCATGATGCATATTATAAAAATACAAACTTTGTAAACTCACCTGAGTTACTTCTTACATCTCATACAAATTGGGAGATATACTCAAGTGCGAAAGAGATTCAAGTAGATGGATTGGATATATTATTACTTCCTTGGATTACTACAGAAAATTATGATCACACTTTAAATGCTATTAAATCATCTAAGTCAAGAGTTGCAATGGGTCATCTTGAATTAAATGGATTCAAAGCTACTCGTGGACATATGATGGAAGATGGTATGGATGTAAATGTCTTTGATAAGTTTGACACTGTATTCTCAGGGCATTTTCACACAAGATCAAATGATGGAAAGATATTCTACCTTGGTAATCCTTATGAGATGTTTTGGAATGATGTAAATGATAAGAGAGGATTTCATATCTTTGACACTGAAACTCTTGAATTAATTGAAATTAATAATCCTTATAAATTGTTTTATAATGTTTACTATGAAGATACTAATCATCGTATCTTTAACACCAGTCAGTATGAAAATAAAATTGTAAAAGTTATTGTTCGTAAAAAGTCGGATCCAAAAGAATTTGAAAAGTTTATTGACAAGTTATATAATGCAGGTGTTCAAGATTTAAAGATTATTGAGAATTTTGCTATTCTTGAAAATGAGGAATTTGAAGTTGATGAAGATGAAAATACTATCTCAATATTGAATCGCTATATTGATGAAGCTGAGATGGAGTTTGACAAGAGTATTGTAAAAAACATTTTTAGGGATCTATATCGACAAGCCTGCGAGGTAGGGTAATGTTTCTTCTTACACTTAAACACCGAAAGGATGATGGAGCATTTGCTGTTCAAGACACGGATGGTGATAAAGTTCTGTTTTTGTTTGTGGAAGAAGACGATGCTGAAAGATATGCTATGATGTTAGAGGATCAAGAGCATTCTGATAAGAAAAAGAAACTAGAAGTTATAGAAGTTGATGATGCCCTTGCCATAAAGACGTGTAACATGTATAATTATAAGTATGCTGTCATCACTCCTGATGACCTTGTGATTCCAATTAGTAATGATAAGATTCAAGAAAATTAGATGGAAAAATTTTCTGTCAACAGGTGATCACTGGACAGAGGTTGATTTTTTAAAACACCATACAAATTTAATAATCGGAACCAATGGGTCAGGTAAGTCTACAATGTTAGATGCCCTGACTTTTGTGCTGTTTAACAAACCATTTCGTAAAATTAATAAATCACAACTAATTAATACTACAAATGAAAAGGGAACATTAGTTGAGATTGAGTTTGATGTAAATGCAAAGGAGTATTTGATTCGTAGAGGTATCAAACCAAATACTTTTGATATTGAAGTAAATGGTACAGCATTGCATCGTGAGGCTGATGACCGATCAAATCAGAGGATACTTGAAGAGAATATACTGAAAGTAAATTACAAGTCATTCACTCAAATAATCATATTGGGTAGTAGCACGTTTGTTCCTTTCATGCAACTGAGTGCACCTAATAGAAGAGATGTGATTGAAGATCTTTTAGATATTCGTATCTTCTCGTATATGAATAATCTTTTAAAAGAAAGTATAAGAGAGAAGAAAGAAAAAATTAGATCACTTAATCTAAAGAAGGAAACTTTAACTGACAAAATACAAATGCAGTCTAAGTTTATCAAGGAAATAGAGAATCGTAGTAAAGAAGATATTAAAGAGAAGAAAGAAAAGATTACAGAATTATTTTCTGAAACTGATAATTATGTATTAATTAATGGAGAGCTAGGAAATGAAGTTTTTGACTTATCTAAGCAGCAAGAAGGAGTTGCAGGTGCAGATAAAAAGTTAAGAAAATTAAATAATTTGAAAGGTAAAATATCTAATAAAGTATCTACTATTACCAAAGAACATAAGTTTTTCACAGACAATACGGTATGTCCTACATGTGATCAGGATATAGAAGAATCGTTTAGGTTAAATAGAATTGCTGATGCTCAAGATAAAGCAAAGGAGTTGCAATCTGGTTATAAGGAACTAGAAGAGGCAATTAAAAACGAAGAAAACCGAGAGCATCAGTTTACCACACTCACAAAGGAGATTTCTAAACTCAACAATGACATTTCTCAAAACAATACTCGAATTTCTGGATGCCAACGACAGATCAGAGATTTGGAATCGGAAGTACAAAAATTTACCGAGCAACTTAAAAACAGAAATATTGAGCATGAGAAACTAGCAGAGTTTAAGGAGAATCTTCAAAAAACTATAGATGAGTCATCTGAGAAGAATCAGGATATTGTACATCATGATTTTGCATATTCACTTCTTAAAGATGATGGTGTTAAGACGAAGATAATCAAAAAATATTTGCCATTAATTAATCAGCAAGTAAATCGTTACTTGCAGATGATGGACTTCTATATCAATTTTAAATTGAATGAAGAGTTTAGTGAAACTATAGAGTCACCGATTCATGAAGATTTTTCATATGCTTCATTTAGTGAAGGTGAAAAGATGAGAATTGATTTAGCACTTCTATTTACATGGAGAGAAGTGGCCAGAGTAAAGAACTCTGTCAATACAAATCTATTAATTATGGATGAAGTATTTGACAGTTCTCTTGATGGTTTTGGTGTGGATGAATTTATGAAGATTATTCGTTTTATAATTAAAGATGCAAACATCTTTGTAATATCGCACAAATCAGACTTACATGATAAGTTTGAGAATATGATTAAGTTTGACAAAGTTCGTGGATTCAGTAGAATAGTATCATGAGATATTGTATAGACATCGATGGTACAATATGTACCCCAACAATTGGTAGAGACTACCACAAAGCACAACCTTGGTATGATAGAATTAAGGTTCTAAACAAACTTTATGATGAAGGTCATTACATTATCTACTTTACTGCAAGAGCTATGGGTAGATTCTCTGATGAACCTCATTCCATTGCATCTGTAAAAGCAGAAGGAGTTCTATTTGAGTTGACTCAAAATCAACTTAAAGAATGGGGAGTTAAATATCATGAATTAATCATGGGTAAACCACATGCAGATTATTTTATAGATGATAAAGCATGGTCTGATAAATTATTTTTCAATGACATGGGGGCACAATGAAACTAAACACTCCTTTTACAATTCCAAATTCAAAACCAGATATTGATAATGTTGGTTTTTCTCGTAAGAAAATTTTAGTTACTGGACATCTTGGTTTTATTGGAAGTCATGTTTATCAGTATTTTGTGGCTCAAGGACATGATGTTGATGGTTTTGATATACCAAATGATATTGGTAATTTTAAAACAAAAAAGAAGTATGATTTAGTGGTTCATCTAGCAGCAAATGCTGCTATCAGAGAAGCAATTGCAAATCCTGATGCATTTTGGGAAAATAATGTAGTCAAGTCAAAACCTATATTTGAGTATTGTAGAGATAATAATGTTAGATGTTTATATGCAAGTTCTGCATCTGTATATGAGTGGTGGATAAATGCATATGGTATCACAAAGAAAGTGAACGAAATACAAGCACCACCTAACAGCGTAGGTATGCGATTCTTTAACGTGTATGCAGAGAAAGTGAGTAGACAAGATATGTTGTATAGAATGTTAGAAGATAGAACTGCAACATATCTAACACGACATAAGAGAGATTGGATTCATGTTCATGATATTGTTTCAGCAATCGCAGTTCTAGCAGAAAGTGATTATACTGGTGTCTTAGATGTTGGTACAGCAAATCCTATATCAGTGATTGAATTGGCCACTAAGATGGGTATGGGTCATCTTCCTATTAAAGAAGATACTCCCGGAGAAAGAGATATCACATGTGCTGATATCACAGAATTAAAAAAACTTGGTTGGTCACCGACAATAAATATTTTGGACACTATAAAATAGGATACTTATGTTATCAACTGAATATCGTTTGAGACTTGAAGCTATCTGTAAAGATATTGCTTCTGGAACTGAAGTCAGTCTCACTGATATGATTTGGGCAAACAAATTAGCAAAAGCGAATACCTCTGCAAGGGGTATGCTAAATAAGGCTCGTAGGATGAGCACTAATCCTAACGAGTCTTTTCTTAATAGCTTGGATATAGGAGACCCCGATTCAAGCAATCATCGTAGGGGTTTCGGAGATCCACAAGATGTGGTAGACTGGTTTCATCAAGAACGATCTGATGATTGGAGGCAAAGGGATTGACTTTAGAAATTATATTAATCTTTGCAGCATTACCGTTTGTAGGACTATCATTGTTCTTTGGAACTAAAGGTGGTTACTATGATAGTGATGATTATAATGGTGATGGTTGTGCTCATGATGTCCAACGATGAAAAATCTATTTAAAATCTTTTATACAAAATGGTTTAGGTCTGCTCCAGTAGTAGCAACTATATGGTTGACTCTTACAGCAGTCATACTCATAGAGTTTAATTACTTCTTTCCAGATCTTTTATTTCATCCAATGCAATGATTAATTTTTTATTAAACAATCATGAGTTCTTAGGTAATCATTCAATACCTGAGTTTCTTATTGGTTATATTTTTGGCGCAGCACTTATTATAGGTGCTCCAACAATATTTCTTCTTCTTGCATTTACATCTGCATTAATGAAAACCAATGGTAAGATGGGTGGGTATAGAGAGTATGAACAGTATGGCCCATCTTCTTGTAATGATGCACCACCATTTATTCTTCCAGATCCAACAAAGAAATGAAAGCGATCTTTAATTATCTAAAAGAAATTAAAGACACTGCAAAGTATATGTTGCAAGGGTTAGAAGTAACTTTTGATCATATGCGAAGAAGACCTGTAACCATACAGTATCCTTATGAAAAACTTATCCCTTCTGAGCGTTATCGAGGCCGTATTCATTACGAGTTTGATAAATGTATTGCTTGTGAAGTATGTGTTCGTGTATGCCCAATAAATCTCCCAGTGGTCGATTGGGTGATGAACAAACAGACAAAGAAAAAAGAACTTAGAAATTATTCGATAGACTTCGGAGCTTGCATATTCTGTGGAAATTGTGTAGAATACTGTCCTACGAACTGTCTATCAATGACGGAGGAATATGAACTTTCAGTTTTTGACAGACATCAACTTAACTATGATAATGTCGCTCTTGGACGACTGCCCACTAATGTTACAACTGATCCCTCAGTTAGGGCTATGCGTGAGCTTGCTTACTTACCAAAAGGAAAAATGGATCCCCATGAAGTACCAGACAGTGAACCAAGGGTAGGAGCAAGATGATTGACACTTCCCCTAGTTCAATTAGAGTGTTTTTAATAATTGTTTTATCAATTGCTTGGTTAACTATTTTTAATCTACCAGACATGGATGAGAAATGAAAACTGTTGAAAGGAATAGGTACGATGGTAAGAGAATTTTTGAAACAAGAACACTTACCTTTGAACCTTATCCGTATGATGAAATTGAATTTGTAATCAAAAAAATTCAAGACAATCTTACCCCAGATTTACTTAAAGGAAGAAAGTCGTTAATGTATCCTAGTGATGTATTAACTAACAAATATTATGGTCATTGTTATCATTCTTCTCAAGCCTTGTATTATCTGATTGATACTGATAAGTTAGTGTCAATGAGTGGTGAAGATTATCGTGGAGAGAAACATTGGTGGTTACAGGATGGTGAAAGGATCTATGATTGCACTGCAAATCAATACCTTGACAAAGGAAAGAATCCACCGTATAATATTGGAAAGAAAACAAATTGGTATGGATGGAAACACAGACCGCAACAAGTATCTTTGAATTTGATGAAAAGAATCTTAGGCAACAGATTAGAGAGCGATCATATATGTTAAAACCTGATTCTATTGTAAAAATAGATAAAACAAAAGTAGATGGTGTTGATAGAAATTCATACGATTCTATTGTATATGAGTTTGAGGTTTTAAAGGGATTATATAGAGGAGATAAGTATCTTGGGTATCATCATTTGCAAGATGATGAGGAAATTTTTGATGGAAGATATTTTAATAGTTCTACCTGTGACAAATTTAAAAAACTTTTTCAAACAGGTATACCCTTATCTTTAACACTAATTGATTATGGAGTAAAACAAGACATGCAAAATTTAGAAAGTAAATTGCAAAAAGAAAATAATGTGATTAAAAATCCTTTATTTTTTAACAAAAGTGTGGCACCAACAGGATTTAAAGATCCTAGAAATAGAGAACAAAATAAAGCATTTGTAGAACAAGTTGAAAAATTCAATGAAAAACTCAGAAGGCCAATCAAGGATGATGGAACATGTTACTCAAAAGAAGAACTTGAGTCTATGGGTTTGTGGAGTGAACTAATACCATTATTCAGTAAATCATCAAGATTAGGTTCACTATCTTCTATACAAACTAGATTAGAGGAAGATAAAAAGCACATTAAAGAAATACAAGGTTACATGGAGGATAAAGGTGATGGAATGGGAGCCGAGTATATTTTAGTGTGGGAAAATTTTGAATTAAAAAGTGACCCACATAAAAAAGATAGGGTGGGTGATGGTAATTGCACAATTAAAGCAGGTATAAACGCAAAATTGGATTATATGAAAGAGTTGCGTGTTCCTGAATCGGTAATTAAAAAATATGGAATTACTGAAGAGGATGCTAGACATATTGGAAATTTAAGAAATAGAAAATCAAAAACTATAAAAGATGAAATTAAAAAGGAAGACGCAGCAAAAGAAATAAAATCAAGAAAAACAGATCATAATATTGATATTAGATCAAAAACTAATATTGATTGTTTAAAGGAAGATTATGGATTTCATACAAAAACTGCTAATAGAATCCTTGATATGGTTGAGTCTAACATAAAACAAGAGAGAGAAGAAAAAAGAGATAACAAAACTTTTATTCATTATATAAATGATAAGGCTCACAAGGATAATTGGAATGAATTGCAAAATAAAAAGAAAGAGTTAGAAAGTGATGGTGATACAATTGTTATAACTATCGCCACAGCAGGTTGGAAATCAGGTCTATTATCCACTCTAAAAGCTGTAAAAGATGACCCAAATAAAAGAAACATTGTTGCTCTCATGCATCATTCTGAATACTCTTACATTGAAAAATGGTTTGGTAAAGGTAAAAAAAAGGGAAAGGTTGATAAGTTTGAAAGTATTTTAAGATATTATATCGAGGATGCTATTAAACCTATACAAAGAAAAGATAAATCATCGGGTTCAAAATATAACATTGATAGAACATTTTCTATAAAATATATGGAAGAATGGAGATCAGATGTCAAGAAAGAAAAAGAAGAATAAAATGGATTATAAATCTTCTGGTGTTGACATAGAAGCAGGAAATGCTTTTGTATCTCAAATAAAGAAGGCCGTCAAATCCACTCATAGACCAGAGGTCATGGGTGGATATGGTGGTTTTAATGGAATGATAAAAATTCCTAGTGGATATGAAAAACCTGTATTGGTTTCTGGTACTGATGGTGTAGGAACTAAGGTTCATGTTGCTGAATTAAATTCAACTGGTAATCCATCTGTAATGCATGGTATAGGTATTGATCTTGTTGCCATGTGTGTTAATGATATAATCACTTGTGGTGCAAAACCATTATATTTTTTAGATTATATTTGCACATCAAATCTAAAATTATATGGAGATTTATTGACAGAATTAGTCAATGGAATATCAGAAGGGTGTATACAATCTGGTTGTTCTTTATTAGGTGGAGAAACAGCAGAGCATCCAAAACGTTCAGCAATGGTAAATGCCATTAGAGATGTATCAGGATTTTGCACTGGTGTAGTGGAGCAAAATGAAATTATTGATGGAAGTCTTATAAAGTCTGGAGATAAGATTATTGGTTTACCCAGTAGTGGTATTCATAGTAATGGTTATAGTTTGATTACAGATATGCTTTGGAGGCATAAGTTATATCTTAGTGAGATGCCAGAACTTCTTACTCCAACCACAATTTATGCAAATCAGATTAATCAATTATTGGATGAGATACCTATTGTTGGTATGGCACATATCACTGGTGGTGGATTGGAAGAAAATATATCCAGAGTTATTCCTGATGGATTGAAAGCCAATATTGATTGGAACTCTTGGAAACGTCCTGAATTGTTTACCAAAATTCAAAATGCAGGTGACATTGATGAAAGTGAAATGAGAAAAGTATTTAATTGTGGTATTGGTTTTTGTCTTATTGTTCCACCAGAAATAGATTATGGACTTCAGATAGGAGAGATTGTTTACAATACTAAATAATTTTAAATTCGGTTATCCGTATGATATTGGAAGAAGCATGTCATTCTCTTAAGTTAGAATGTGCTTTGAGAGATCTGGGATTTGTTGACATAGGATGGAAATGCGTTGCACACGCTGGCATATTCTTTGTTCAACCAGTAGGTATTCCAGACGATCCAGAGGGAGATCTTTTAGGATTCTCAGTATCAATACCCTATACTAAAGACTATAGGAAAATTCGATTATTATCCACGGCTAAAAAAGCATTAGATTATGCTACAGGAACATGAACACACCTAACTGGCAGCATCACTCCAAGAAGGAGAAGAAACGAAAACTTAAACCTCAAGCGTTACGTTCTGCAAAAGAACGACGCAGACAGTTGATAAAGTGTCTACTACACCCGTCCAAGAGGCGGGTTTCGTATTATTATGGGTATATCAGATAAAGATCCCCAATGACCATCTCATACGAAATCAAATCACAATTAGCAAAATTACTCGCTGCAGAAGACCTAATAGTAGAGCATAAGAGAGTTGAAACCGCACAGTTTAATGTCAATACTCGTATTCTTACATTGCCTGTCTGGGATACAGCTGTTGAAGTATATGACATGCTTGTGAGTCATGAGGTTGGTCATGCTTTGTACACTCCTGATAGGGATTGGTTTCTTGAGAAAGAGTGGTTTGGACTGAATCCATCATTTGTGAATATTGTTGAAGATGCTCGTATTGAAAAAATGATGAAACGTCGTTATGAAGGTATATCTAAAACATTCTACAAAGGTTATACTCAGTTAGTTGATGATGATTTCTTTGATGTTGAAGGTAAAGATATTTCTTTAATGAACCTTGCAGACCGTGTTAATCTTTACTATAAGATTGGAACTCATATCAATATTCCTTTTACTGATAATGAGAAAGTGTTCATTCGTAAGATAGATCAGTGTGAAACTTTTGATCAAGTTCTTTCTACATCTAAAGAATTGTTTGATTATTGTCAGGCAGAGTATGATAAAGCAAAAGAAGAGTCTGAATCACAATCACAACGTCCAGATTTAGGTAAAGATAATACCGAGTATGAGGGTGGTGAAGGTGAAAGTGAAACTAATCAGGAATCCACATTAGAAGATTTGGTTAACAGTAATGAGTCTAATGAAGATACTAATACTGATGGTGAGCAGAAAGTTCAAGTAAAACAAGAGCAATCAAATCCTAGTGATATGCCAATGGGTGGTTCATCTAATAATGGAATTGAAGATGAACTTAAAGTTGAGACTGTTGAGAATCTTGATAATGCACTCAAAAATCTTGCACAGATGGAAGGTAGAGATAATGTATATGTAGAGATTCCAAAGTTAGATATTGAGAAGATAATCATACCAAATGAAGTTATTCATGAATGGTGTGAAGAATTACATAGTGAGATAAAGCAACCTTTAGTATCAAATGAAAATGAATATTATAATCCTATGCAATCTTCTTACGATTTTCTGAAACAAATTGATGAAGAGTTTGCACAGTTTAAAAAAGAAGCACAGAAAGAAGTTAATTACTTAGTTAAAGAGTTTGAGTGTAAGAAAGCTGCTAGTGCTTATGCTCGTGCTACAACTGCTAGAACAGGAATCTTAGATTGTAGTAAACTTCATACTTACAAGTATAATGAGGATCTATTCAGAAAGATATCTGTAGTTCCTGATGGTAAAAATCATGGTCTTATATTCATTCTTGATTGGAGTGGTTCCATGGCTCATGTCATGCAGGATACTATTAAGCAACTATACAATCTAATTTGGTTTTGTAAAAAAGTTCAAATACCTTTTGAGGTCTATGCATTTACTAATAGTTGCCCAAGAGATGAAGATCTAAAAAATGCTTATCAGCAAAAAAGAAACTTAGTAAGAGTTGAGGAAAGTTTTTCTTTGATGAATCTGTTTTCTAGTAAAGTTCGTAATAAAGAACTTAATCAACAACTTATTAATATTTTTAGAGTGGTATCATCCTTTAGATCGTATCATGGTAATCGGATGTGCCCAACACTTATGAATTTATCTGGAACACCATTGAATGAAACAGTTATTGCATTACATGAAGTGATTCCATATTTTAAAAAAGAGTCTGGTGTAGAAAAGGTTAATTGTGTAATACTTACTGATGGTGAAGCTCAATCACCTTCATATCATCGTGAAGTGCACAGATATTGGGAGGAGGATCCCTATCTTGGCAGTGGTTCAATTAGTGAAGGTGTATTTCTTCGTAATCGTAAAACTGGTAGAACACATGCGTTCACATATGATTGGATTTCTCACTCTAAAATTTTTCTTAAAGATATTTGTGAGACTTTCCCTGATGTAAATTTTGTTGGTATTCGTATCTTAGAAGCAAGAGAGGCATCTAGATTTATTAGATTCAATTCTAATAATACATACACAAATATTTCTAGTTATGAAAGTAAAATGTCTGAGTGGAAGAGGAATAAATCTATTGTTCTTAGTAGTGAGGACTCTGGATTTAGTGTATACCTTGGATTATCATCTAATGCCATAGGATCTGATACTGAATTTGAAGTTCAGGATGATGCTACTAAGGCTCAAATTAAAAAAGCATTTACTAAGAGTCTTAAAGGTAAGAAAATGAACAAGAAGATACTTAGTAAATTTATTGAAATGGTTGCATAAATACAACCAGTTTGTAAACTGTCTACTAAGGGGGTCTTACGACCCCTTTTTCAGTTATAATAAGTACATAACTGAAACCCCCCCTTTATTATGGCTTTCGAGATTAAAATGACTCAAAATCAAATCATAGAAAAACTTCAAGATTTATACGGATCTGAATTTACTACTGCGGATATCAAAGCATTCTGTGCGATGAATGATATTACATATCAAACAGTCACTAAGAAGTTAAAGCAATTCAAAGTATCTAAAGGTAAGTGGAATCTTGAAATTACACAGGAAAGTGTACAGCAGATTGAAAAAAGTTTTGCTGCTCCTGCTGTTCTTCCACCAGAAGTTCAAAATCTTATTCCTACAAAAGATGAAACATTTGTTCCTTTTGGTGGATTTAAGGATGTCAAAAAAATCATTCAGTCTAAACAATTCTACCCTGCATTTATTACAGGCCTATCAGGTAATGGTAAAACATTCTCTGTAGAACAAGCATGTGCTCAACTAAATAGAGAGTTGATTAGAGTTAATATCACAATCGAAACAGATGAAGACGACCTTATTGGTGGGTTTCGTCTTGTTGATGGTAATACTGTTTGGCACAATGGCCCCGTTATCGAATCTTTGGAGAGGGGAGCTATACTCCTTTTAGATGAAATAGATTTAGCATCAAACAAGATCCTATGTTTACAGTCTATTCTTGAGGGCAAAGGTGTCTTCTTGAAGAAGATAGGAAAGTGGGTAAAACCTGCTGCAGGATTCAATATCATTGCAACTGCAAACACAAAAGGTAAAGGTTCTGATGATGGCAGATTCATTGGTACAAATGTACTGAATGAAGCATTCTTAGAGAGATTCCCTGTTACCTTTGAGCAACAGTATCCTCACGTTAAGATTGAAGAGAAGATACTTCGCTTACATTCTGCAAGTGTTGGTGTTCATGATGACAAGTTTATTAAGAAACTTGTTGACTGGGCTGACATTATTCGTAGAACATTCTATGATGGTGGTATTGAAGAGATCATTAGTACTCGTCGTTTAGTTCACATTATTCGTGCCTTTTCTATCTTCAATGATAAAGCAAAAGCAATTGAAGTTTGTGTGAATCGTTTTGATGATGAGACAAAGCAATCATTCATGGAGTTGTATGACAAAGTGGATGCAGACGTTGACTTCGACAAGGAGAATAATGAATCTGTGGAAACAGTATAAAGATGTCCTACATGACACTATCAGCCTCTACAGTGAGGTTGGTAGTGTTTGGGCAAATTGGGAAAGTAAGAAAACTTATCTTACTGCAAAAACTTATTCCAATCCTCTTATAATTAAATCTAGAGAGGTGGAGATCTGGAATGAAAAATCTTGTATCTATAACAACATTATCTATCCTAAGACAGGTAGTAATCTTCCATGTTTTGGTATGGATCTTATGGGATTTTTTGATAAAAAGGTCATTATCGTATTCGATTTTCAGCATCCTTTAGAAAACTATCCATTTTCAGTTGATGGACTACCAGTTTATGAAGGTGATTATCGATTCTTTGAGATTGGAAATCATTTTTCAAAAAACATATACATCGCCAAATGTACAATGTCTGAAGTAAACGAACATCTAGAAATGTTTAAGACTTACTTGACTAAGTACAAAGATATGTTAGAATTAGAGAAACCAAATGGTATTGATACTACTGTTTATAAAGACTTTGATGCTTACATGACTAAATTAGATCCAGTATCAGGCTATCTGACTGGTAAGTTTGGTAAAGAGCAATCTGAAAGTCTAGTTAATGATTTCTTATTTACCTATGGTTAATGCATGGAGTTTAGCACATTCCGTGTTAAACGGAACACTTGACGAGGATTATCCTATGTTTACACCTGAAGATGAACAGGCAATAGTTGAAAGAAATAAAAAGAAATTTCCTGCAACTGATAATGCTACAGGCATCACAGAGTATCCACCAGATTATATTTACTGTGTAAATGAAGTACCAGAATCGGTTGATTTAAATTATGAAGAATTAAATTTAAAAATACACTCAACTTCATCCTATAATGATGGATGGACTCAACAAGCAGCAAAGGAGGAACTCAAAAAAATGTCAGATGCGAGAAACAAGTATCATGAAAAAGAGATACTTAAAGATGTAGAAGAGTATGTATCACGTACTTACAATGGTCATTATACTGGAACTAAACATGAGTATCGTAATGTTCAGACAATAGACTTAATGGCATCAAGAGATCTTGCTTCTGATTTCTGTCAGGCTAATATACTTAAGTATGGTAGTAGATATGGAAGTAAGGATGGAAAGAATAAGAAAGACTTGCTGAAAGTAATACATTATGCTATGCTACTATTACATTTTGATGAACACTACGGTAAACCATCAATCACTAGTGGAAACATTGACCACAACATGCCTTAATGAAATTACGATCAAAAACTATGAATCTAAGTGACAACACCCTTGGTATCCTTAAAAACTTTGCGGGTATCAATAATTCAATTCTTGTTAAAAAAGGTAATCAACTTCGTACTATCTCTGTGGCAAAGAATATTCTTGCTGAAGCAGAGATACCAGAAGATTTTCCTCGTGATGTGGCCATCTATGATCTAAATCAATTCTTGAATGGACTAATTTTACATCAAGATCCTGATTTAGATTTTACTCAAGAATCTTATCTTACTATCCGTGAAGGTAAGAGAAAAGTTAAGTATTTCTATGCAGATCCACAGGTAATTATTGCACCACCTGAAAAAGAAATATCTTTGCCATCTCAAGATGCTTGTTTCCAACTTGATAGTAGTGCTCTGGATAAGTTGCTTAAGGCTGCTGCAGTTTATCAGTTACCTGATTTATCAGTTATAGGTGGTGATGGTGTTATTAAATTAGTTGTTCGCGATAAGAAGAATGATACATCAAATGAATTTGCAGTTACTGTGGGTGAAACTGATAAGCAATTTACCTTTAATTTTAAGGTAGAAAATATCCGTATTATTCCCGGATCATATGATGTAGTAGTATCTTCTAAGTTGCTTTCTAAATTTAGTAATAGTAAGTTAAATCTTACATATTTCATTGCTCTTGAACCAGACTCTGCTTTTGAATGACTGCAATAAATAGATGTCGATTAGTAGGAAGTATCCTACTTATTCTAGGATATTTTCTAGTTTTATATGTGGATGTAAAGTCTGGATGTACAGCTCGTTTATTTGGTAATCTATTAGTATTACCATTTTCATTAAACTGTAAAGCATATGACATTTCTTTTGTTTCATCTTTCTTTGCAGTTATCGACATTTCTAAAATAATTCAATTATCGACATGAATAATCTAGGATTAGAAATTCTCTTTTGGACTATACTTACACTTTACGTTCTAACAAAATTTGGTGTCTTTAGTAAGAAACCAAAAAAATCATACAAGAGGAAAAAGAAATGATACCAACCAAAGATTATATGGTTGATGGATGGGACAGATCACCCCATCTAGCAGTGCATCCCTATAAACGTGGAAGTAAGCATAATAAAATTGGTATGTGGATTATGTGGCTTTTCTATGGTATAATTACTGTACAAATTGTTCATCTTCTTACAGTACTTCCTTGGATTTTTCCTGCACTAATGGGTACTGGATTAGCATTAGCAGGATATGTTGTTATTAGGGTAAACTGGGAATGAGACTAACAGAAGAAGTTATTAACAAGATTGCAGTCTTGATGCAACACACCAAAATGAATGGTGAAGTTAATTGGAAAGATGGTGATGAGATTGATGTCTGCCTTGGTGGACATTTTGCTGGTGATAAGTTTATATCTATCATCAACCGAACCCGTAGCAACACTACTAAAAAATGAGATTTAAAGCATTAGTCTTTGTTAGATTAAGAGGATCTGTATCCGATGCTGCTGGTAATGCAGTGATGAATAATACTAAAAGAATTGCTCCTCTTCTTGAGCCACATTTATTAAGGATAGGTAAGTGTATTGACTTCTGGTTTGATGCAGAGACTGAAGAGATAGCAAGAGAACAAATGGATCTTTTATCTGATAGAATGCTTGCCAATACTGTGATAGAAGATTGGGAGTATACTTTAGAAGAGACTGAAGAAACTGGAATAGGAAATATATCAAATGACAATGCTGGTACTTCAAAGCATCATATATTTGAAAAATGATTGAAAAACATTCATACACTAATCCATCAGAAGAACAAAATCTAGCACATGTAGAGGCTGGTAGTGATGATGATGGTTTTGGATTTGCTGGTGCAGAAACTATTATTGATGAGAATGGGTGGAGACAGAGAGCACCAATACCAGCATCAGAAACAGTAAGACTAGCACTTGAGAACTGTGAACAGTTGTGTGGTCTGAACAAATTACAGATACAAGAATTATTGAAAGGTGAATTTTCCTCTTATGAATGTTTTGAGTCAGATGGTGGACAATATAGGAAAGTTGTGATAAAGTATGATGTAAAGGATAAAACTTGAGACAACTATGGAAAATTTGGAAGTATGCCCTTGGCTCCTTCCAAGACAAAACAACTAAAGATTATGATAATATAATCTGTGTTGTTCGATCTTTTATCTTTCTCCAACTCGTTATTACTAATTGCTTTATCATTGCAGGTAATATTCGACATTGGAATGATCACCATACCCCACCACATTATGAACGTATTCGTAACTGATCCATCACCTTATGTGTCAGCGCAATGTTTACCAGATAAACATGTCGTTAAGATGCCCCTAGAAACATGTCAAATGCTTTCTATTGTTTGCTCTAAGAAATGGGGTCATGATTATGGTGAATTGCATAAGAAAGATGGCACAGCATATTTTACAGAGAAAGGTGCATTTCGTAATCACCCTTGCACAATATGGGCAAATGAAACTCTTATCAATACATGGTGGTTAGTTACTCATGGCATAGCTCTATGTCAAGAATACACACATAGATATGGTAAAGTTCATAGTTGTGAGAAAACTATATTTGAGGCAGCAAGTTTACTTCCTACTAAAAAACCAACTACACCAGAAATATTTGCTAGAGCAATGCCAGAGGAATGGAAATATGATAATACTATAGATACATTCACGGCATATAAAAGATACATTGCATCTAAACCTTGGGTAAAAGACAACTATCTTCGTAAACCTGATCGTAAACCAATATGGATAGAGAGTAATGAATGACGAACATGTAAATGATCTTTATGAAGATATGTCGAGACTTAATTCACTTTATGAAGAATTAATGTGGGATCATGAAGATGTACTTGAATTTATTCCAGATTATGATAATAATAGAATTATCATACAAAATAAAACCATGATGAAAAACAAGGATTGATTATGAGTGACTTTATATGGGTTGAAAAATACAGACCCAAAACAATTGAAGAATGTATTCTCCCTGATGGTATCAAAAAAACTTTTAGGGATTTTCTATCAGGTGGTGAGATCCCAAATATGTTGTTATCAGGCCCACCGGGAATTGGTAAGACAACAGTTGCAAAAGCATTATGTAATGAATTAGGAGCAGATTTTTATGTCATTAATGGATCGGATGAAGGACGCTTTCTCGACACTGTTCGGAACAACGCAAAGAACTTCGCATCTACAGTCTCTCTTACGAGCGAGTCGAAGCATAAAGTCATCATCATCGACGAAGCAGACAATACCACTTCCGACGTACAACTCCTTCTTAGAGCGAGTATTGAGGAGTTCTCCAGAAACTGCAGATTTATCTTTACCTGCAATTACAAGAATAAAATCATCGAGCCTCTCCATAGTAGGTGCGCTGTTATTGACTTCAATGTTAATAAAAAAGACAAACCCACAATCGCAGCAGGATTCTTCCAACGAATAATTGATATTTTAGATGAGGAAAGGATTGAGTATGATAAAAAAGTTATAATAGAATTAATCAATAAACATTTTCCTGATTGGAGAAGAGTATTAAATGAATGTCAGAGATACTCTGTTGGAGGTAAAATAGATTCTGGTATCTTAGCTTCTTTTTCTGATGTCTCTGTAAATGAACTTATTAAAAATCTTAAAGAAAAAAACTTTTCTGAAGTACGTAAGTGGGTCAACACTAATCTGGATAATGATACTACTTTACTCTTTCGTCGTATTTACGATAATTTATATGAATCCTTGGTCGCTAGTTCTATTCCTGCTGCCGTCCTTGTTCTTGCTAAATATCAGTACCAAGTGGCATTTGTAGCAGATCAGGAGATCAATATGCTAGCCTGTTTAACGGAAATCATGGTGGAGTGTGAATTCAAATGAGAACACAAAATAAGGAAAATTATTACTACTTCTTTTGGGTAGTTGCAATGGTTGCATTTATAGTTCCTCAAGTGGTAACTGCATTTGCATATCATAGATTGGCAGAGTATTTAACACAACCAATTAAAGTTGAAGTTATTGAGGAATGAAAAGGAAAAGGAAAACGAAACCTTTTCAACTTAACTGTTTCGGTTTTTTCGGAATTGTGCTATTATTAAGTGGTACTGGTTCCGTTATTTTTGTTTATTATGCTATTATGGAGATGATTAAATGAAAGACGAGTTACTCACAATGTTGAAAGATAGTGCCTATAAAAAAGGTGATTTCACATTATCTTCTGGAAAACAGAGTGAGCATTATATAAATTGCAAACCTGTCACATTATCAGGTAGAGGTTTAGCAATTACTAGTGCCATGCTTGTTGAGTGTGTAGAGGATGATTCTGTCGCAGTTGCTGGATTAACTCTTGGTGCTGATCCATTAGTATCGGGTGTTGCACTTGTATCTGCTTTAAACAAGGGATCACTTTCTGGGTTGATAGTTCGTAAAGAACCAAAAGGCCATGGAACTCAAGCATGGATAGAAGGCCCATTACCTGAAAAGGGATCTAAAATTACAGTCTTAGAAGATGTAGTTACCACAGGTTCATCTGCAATAAAAGCAGTAGAAAAACTTAGAGATGCTGGTTATGTTGTGAATCGTATTGTCAGTATCATTGATAGGCAAGAAGATTGTGATTCCTGTGGAATGGGTGAAGCTGATACTGCTTTTAAGGAGGCAGGTCTTGAATTTTATAGTCTCTTTAATTTGGAGGAAATTACTAAATGAATTGCTGGCACTGTCAGACAGAACTTATCTGGGGAAGTGATTCAGACCTAGATGAAGAACTATTTCCTGAGTTTAGCTTTGTGACTAATTTGTCATGCCCTAAATGTGAATCATTTGTAGAAGTATTTTATCCAAGAAATGAAAATGTCAACGAACACCGAAAAATTAAGAAACCAAGTGAAATCTAGATTTTATTATCTCTTTTGGGGTATTGCAACAGCATCTGTTGTATTTGGTCAAATATATGTTGGTGCAGGATACAGAGCGTATGCTAATGCACTTTTAAGAATATTTGATACTATACAGGTAGAGGTAAACCCTAACACTTTTGAGAGGTTCTATTAATGATTTTTTTATCAAAACCATCGGTATATACATTACCGGGAACATGGGAAAAACAAGATGATGTTCTTATCCCACATTTACATTTAACACCTGATCAGGGATTCATCCTTTTCATAGTGTTGTTTTTATTTACTTTAGTTGGAATTGCTCTTTACAATGCTTTTGGGCCCGGAAGTAAAAATCTTAAAGATCAGATTGACGAGCATGCTAAGCTGCATGAGTTGGGTATTGCTCATGGGCATGAAGGTAGAAGAGCAGTTATGAAATCTGTAAACAAAGATTATCCGAAGCATTCACATGACGATTAATATCATTTCTAAAAATGATACTCTTTGGGCAGCAGATAAATTTATTCAATATTTCTCTCACATGGGGAATATTGAAGATTATTTGCGTTTCGTAAAGAAAGAAACAATTAAAAGTTTTAGTTCTCTTACACCATTAGAGGATGAGTTTCTTAATGAAGATATTCATCCAAATGATATGGAGTTTGATATTCGTTTTGTAGGTGATAGATTTCAAAATGGTCTACCACAAGATCATTATAAAACTATGTTAGGTGTTGTATCATCTCATAATAATGAATCAAATATTCCGGGTAGAGAATTACGTTGGATGGTATATGAAAAGAATACACAAAAGTTAATTGGTTTTATACGTTTTGGTTCACCCACTATCAACTCAAAACCAAGAAATGTATGGTTAGGTAAACCAGCCAATTTATCCATATTAAATCGTCATACTTGTATGGGATTTGTTATTGTTCCATCTCAACCATTTGGATACAATTATCTTGGTGGTAAATTATTGGCATTACTTTGTTGTTCACATTTTGCAAGGGAAACTATATCTAAAGTATTTGATAAAGAGATTGCATTATTTGAAACAACTTCTTTATATGGATCTACTACAGCAGCATCACAATATGATGGTCTTAAACCTTTTATGAGATACAAAGGTTTAACTGAAAGTAAGTTCACACCATTGTTACATGACAATGCATTTCATAAACTTCATAACAAGTTTAAAGAATTAAATAATAATACACCTCTTACTGATAATAAAGCATCTTCAAAGAAGTTGAAGAGACAAACTAAGATGATATCTATAATTAAAAATTCAATGAAAGAATATGGAATGCAAACTGAATTGGAACAGTTTACTGATGCGATTAACATGGCATTGAATCTTACACAGAAGAAAAGATTTTATATTTCTGATTATGGATATGGTAATGTTCGTGAAGTTATAGCTGGTGAGCAAGATAAACTAGTTCGTGGTCAGAACTGGGATAAATTTTATCTTGAAAATATCATCTCATGGTGGAAGAAGAAAGCAAGTAAGAGATATGAAAAGTTAAAGAAGGAGGAACGCTTTAGAGATAAAGTTGAACTATGGACACAGGAGGATGATATACAAATCATTAGATAATAAATAAAAAAACTGAATTATTATGGATAAGATAGATACTCAAGGAATGAGTGGGCCTGCGGATCCTAACTTCAAAGGAGAACTAAAAGCACAACCACATAAACCTATGATGATATATCCTCGTAGGTTACATACACCTGAAATGGTTAAGGAACTAAAAATTTTATTTAATGAAGTTTTGGATGAGAGAGAAGGTAAAATGAACTATACTTCTTACTTTGATGAATCTAAATTTGCACATCGTATTAATGAACCAGAACCAAAATATGAGAACAAATTAAATAATAAATAATTAAAAATTGGTAAGAGATGAAGACATTTAAAGAATTTATACAAGAGAGTAGTCTTTCTAGAATTAAAAGCAAGTCCGATAAAAAGGGTATTGCTGTAATGTCTGCGTCTAGAGGAAATCTATCTAAGAAAGAAAATACCGCGAGAGCAAAGAAATTAGATAAAGATATTCGTGGTAGATTTGGTAAAGGTGCTACGAAAGTAACTGGATCATATTCAGAGAAAGATGAAAAGACTGGTAAAGAAACAAAGGTAAAAGAGAGAAGTCATGTCATAGCTCGTGGTAAGATGGGTAAGAAAAAGTTTAAAAAAGAAGTTAAGAAACTGGGTAAGAAGTATGGGCAGGATTCTGTATTGACACAAACTAAAAAAACTGGTACACTATCAGCCACTCGCAAAGGTGGTCTTGGCAAGAAAAAAGGTATAAATGTGGGTAGATTTAAACCACAGGGTAAAAACCCAGAAGGTCAATCTCAAATCAAAGGAAAAACTTTTACTTACGGAGATTAATGACAACAAAACTTTATGATGACTCTAATTGGAGAGAAGAATACAAAAGTTACACTAGCGATAAAAGGGAACTTGAATTGCTAGAAAATGGGCCACATAGTCTTGCTCAATCTTGGCATCTTGGTGCATTATATAATAATTGGAAAAAGATAAAAGGTTATAACAAATTAGACCCCAAAGAAAATAAGGGTCAACTACAATCCTCTATGAAAGATTTCTTTGCTAAAAATAAAGATCAAGGAATCTAAATTTATTTTTTATTATGGCTGCTTTAATTATTGCTCTTCCTGAAGAGGCAGAAGGAATTCAGGGATACCCAATTTATTTAAGTGGGTGTGGAAAAGTGAACGCTACTATTGCTACAATGAGAGCAATTAGGGATGGACACAAATTCATTATTAATTATGGATCTGCTGGAACAGTAAGTAATATTACTGGACTTGTAGAGGTTACTGGATATGTTGATAGAGATATGGATGCAAGAGCATTGAAATGTGAGCTTGGACAAACACCCTTTGAAGATGGTATAATAATTGGGAACAAAGGAATAGTTTGTGGAAGTGGAGACAAGTTTGCAACATCCAAACCTGAGATTGTTTGTGACATTGTGGACATGGAAGCATATGCTATTGCTAAAACTTGTCTCAAAGAGGAAGTGGATTTTAGAAGTTTTAAATACATTTCCGATTCTGCTGATGAAAATTCAGCAAATGATTGGGAGGAGAATGTTCATAAAGGTAATTCGTTATTCAAAGCAATGCTGTATCGTGGAGGATTAAATTAATGGATCTTAAAAAATTAATTTCTGATCATCCTGATTTTCCTAAGAAAGGTATCTTGTTTAGAGATATGTTTCCGATATTAAGGAGTCCTACAGCAACAACTTTTATGTTAGATAGATTAGGAGAATTCTCTGAGAGATTAACTCCTGATTATATTGTTGGAATTGAATCTAGGGGATTTATTATTGGAACTGCTTTAGCGACTAGACAGAGGATGGGATTTGTTCCAATAAGAAAAAAAGGTAAGTTACCTAGTAAAATTGTTGGTGTTAATTATAGTTTGGAATATGGTCAAGATAGATTGGAAATACAATCTAACATCTTAAAAGACCACAAGGTGTTATTAGTTGATGACCTACTAGCAACTGGTGGTACAGTAAAAGCAGCATCTAAATTAATTAGTAAGGTAGGTGGAAGACTTGTGGGTTGTGCATTTGTGGTAGAATTGTTAGGATTGAATGGTAGAGATAATATTCCTAATGTTCCAATTAAATCATTAGTTAGTTATGACTGAATTGAAAGAGTGGTTGAACTCAATCAACCTTAATAAAAACAATCTAATAGATGAGGATCCATTAGTAGAAAAAGATTATCCTCCCTTCATTGTCAATAAGTGTTTGTCAGGTCATCTTGACACAGTGATGCTTGCAAATGAGATGAATAAGTATCCTTTTTTACCAAAGAAGATGCAACATGATTTTCTTATACATATAGTGAGGAAGAAGCGTAGATTCTCTCCTTGGCTTCGTAAAGACAAGATCAAAGACCTTGATAGTGTCAAAACATACTATGCATGTAGTAATGCTAAAGCGGAACAGATTCTGAAAATTCTTACAAAAGAACAACTGAATTTTATTAAATCTAAACTTGATATTGGAGGAAGGCAATGACCGTTCTTAAGGAACCAGATGTAAAATGGAATCCTGACCAAATGGTAGAAGTGACATTGAATGAACCAGATGATTTCCTGAAAGTTAGGGAGACATTGACAAGGATCGGTGTTGCATCTAGAAAGGAGAAAAAAATATATCAGTCTTGCCATATTCTTCATAAGCAAGGTAGATATTTTTTAGTACATTTTAAAGAGTTATTTGCATTAGATGGTAAACATGCAAATCTTACCACTAATGATATACAGAGAAGAAATCGTATAGCACAACTGTTGGTTGATTGGGGTTTAGTTGGTATTGTCAATGCTGACACCATTCAAGATGTTGCGCCATTAAATCAGATTAAAGTTCTATCTTATAAAGATAAACAAGATTGGATATTGGAAACCAAATATAATATTGGATCTAAGAAGAAAAAAGTAGAAGTAGAAGAGTCTGAGTAAAGGGGGTACCATTACCCCCTTCTTTATGCTATAATCTATCCATGAAGAAATTTATTTTTGATGTTGATGGTACTCTGACTCCTAGTCGGAGGCAAATAGAACATTCTTTTTGGGCTCCCTTTCTGATATTTTGTCGTCATCATGATGTTTACATCGTTACTGGTAGTGACAGACAGAAGACATTGGAGCAGTTAGGATTGGACATATGTTATACAGCTAAGAGAGTATATAATTGTTCTGGTTGTGATGCGTATGAAAAAAATGTGAATGTATATCAAAGTGAATGGAAGTTACCAAAGAAAGTAGAAAATTTTTTATTAGATGAATTGGCATATAGTTGTTTTCCTATTCGTAATGGAGTTCATATTGAGTCTAGGCCGGGATCTGTTAATTTTAGTATTCTAGGTAGAGGTAAAGATCCTTTTGTGGGAAGAGATGAATATATTAAATGGGATAAGGAAAGATTAGAAAGAGAGGATATTGCAGATAGAATTAGAAATCAATTTCCTGAATTGACAGTTGTAATTGGAGGACAGACTGGTATTGATATTGGGCCACTAGGAACTGATAAGAGTCAAATATTACGGGATTTTTCTGAGGATGATGAATTATATTTTTTTGGTGATAGAATGGAGGTAACTGGTAATGATTACTCATTAGCAGAAGCCGTAAAGAAAAGACATGGTTGTACATATCATGTTAAAGACTGGCATGAAACTAAACAAATACTCAAGGAGACTTCATAGCATGGAAAGAATTATTTTTCGTATTGATCAAGATGGAAATGTAAAAGAAGAAGTACAAGGTGTTCAAGGTAATGTATGTGAGAATCTCACTAAAGATATAGAAAATCGTTTGGGTGATGTCTCTGGACGCATACATAAACCAGAATATTATCAGCAACAAAAAAACGTATCCGATGTCACACTTCAGCACAATCAAAACGAAAATTAAAGACAAGGACGTTCTAATAAAAGCGTTGAATTCTTTGAGTTACTCGGCTCAGGAAAATGTTCTTTTAGATAATCCTGTAGACCATCAACATGAACAAGTTAAGGTTGAGGTTGGTATAACTCGCTATGTTGGATTTAAGAGACATAGTGATGGGACACTTAATTTAGTTGCTGAGTTAGATGCATGGGAAGAACCATTTCCCATAGAAAGATTTTTACAAAAAGTAACTCAGGAATATGCAAAATGTATTGTAGTAGAGACCGCACAATCAAATGGTTTCAATGTAACAACCGAACAAAAAGATGTTGATAATACTATAGAAATAGTAATGGAAAAATGGTAGCATTTGTTAAATAGTTACGGATGCCGAAAGGGTCTAAACTTTAAACTCGCTTACTAAGGAGAACTATGAACGCACTACAACGTTACCACGCTGAAAATCTTCCAGAACTTATAGAGAAGATTAATCGTAACAGCATTGGATTAGATGATTACTTTGATAGATTTTTCAACGAAACTACAACAAATTATCCCCCATACAATCTTGTGACTGTTAGTAATCATGAATCAAGGCTTGAGATTGCACTTGCAGGATTTAAACAGAAAGATGTAAAAGTATATACCGAGTATGGTAAACTAATTGTACAAGGTGACAAAGAGACTAAGAAAGAACCTGAAAATTACACTCACAGAGGATTAGCTCAAAGATCCTTTACTAGAACTTGGACACTCTCTGACGACACAAAAGTTGAGGATGTAAATTTTGAAGATGGAATGCTTACAATTAAATTGGGTAAGGTAGTTCCAGAACATCATGCTCGGAAAGAGTATCTATAAATAAAATTGAATATCGTCGTCGCAGACAGAGGGGAAACTGGCACAATCCAGTTGACACCCCTCTTTTTTATTGGTATAATACCAAAACACAGGAAATTAACATGTCAATTAAACTCGCTGTGCTTCAATCCGGCGATCAAATTGTCGCAGAGATGAAAGAGATTGTATCTGAGGATAAACCAATCGCATATTTGTTTCACAAACCACAAAAGGTATTTGTGAAAAATCAGATTGTATTATCAGAAAGTAAAGATGCAACTTCTATTGAAGTATCACTGCAAAATTGGATTCTAGTATCCGAAGAGGAGGACATCCCAGTCGCAGTAAATCAAGTCGTCACACTTGTAGAACCAGTGGCAAGTATCAAAAAAATGTATTCGGAGAAAACAAATGGAAGATCAGATGATCAAGTGTCTGCTTCTAAAGAATGAAGACCTATTGGTATCTCAAATTGTTGAAGTGGACACTGAACTGGGTGGCCCTGATTGCAAACTGATAAAACCATTTAAGATGGTTAAAGTTAATGATGAGTATGTATTGGAACCTTGGTTGGATTTTACTACACAAAGTGAAATGATGATACATTCTGACAGCATTCTGACTATAGTTGCTCCAACACCTGTTATACTATCTAAGTATCTTGAACTGATTGCCTAATGAAATTCTATACTAACGTTCAGTTAGTTGGTGACAATTTTTTAGTTCGTGGTTATGAGAATGGCAGACACTTCATGACGCGAGAGAAGTTCTATCCAACTCTCTTTGTTCCTGCAAAAAAGAAAACCAAATATAAAACATTGACTGGTGAATATGTGGAGTCAGTCAATCCCGGAACTGTGCGTGAGTCCCGTGAGTTTATCAAGAGGTATGATGGTGTAGAAAACTTTAGTGTGTATGGTAATGACAGATATATCTATCAGTATATCTCAGAGATGTATCCTGAAGAAGAGATTAAGTTTGATATTAGTAAGATCAAGTTGACCACTCTTGATATTGAGGTCAAATCAGAGAATGGATTCCCCGATGTAGAATCTGCTGCTGAAGAGATATTACTTATTACAATACAGGATTACACAACAAAACAGATTCGCACTTGGGGTCAGGGGCCTTTCAACAACAAACAAGATAATGTCATTTACAAGTCATACAATTCAGAGTATGAACTTCTAAATGCATTTATCAACTGGTGGATGATGGAAGAGAATACACCAGAAGTTGTGACTGGTTGGAACATTGAATTGTATGATATTCCATACTTGTCCCGAAGACTTGAGAGAGTTCTTGGTGAGAAGTTGATGAAGAGACTTTCACCTTGGGGTCTTGTAACTGAAGATGAAATCTACATCGCAGGTCGTAAGAATATTGCATATGATGTTGGTGGTATTACTCAACTTGATTATCTAAATCTATACAAGAAGTTTACATACAAGGCACAAGAATCATATCGCCTTGATTACATTGCAAAGGTTGAACTTGGTCAGCAGAAACTTGATCACTCAGAGTTTGATACATTCAAAGACTTTTATACAAAAGGTTGGCAGAAGTTTGTAGAATACAACATCATTGACGTAGAACTGGTTGACCGTCTTGAAGACAAGATGAAGTTGATCGAACTTGCAATTACAATGGCATACGATGCTAAAGCAAATTATGTCGATGTGTTTTCACAAGTACGTATGTGGGATACAATAATCTATAACTATTTAAAGAAGAGGAATATTGTTATTCCTCCAAAGAACAGATCCAACAAGGACGCAAAATACGCAGGGGCTTATGTTAAAGAACCGATTCCGGGAAAGTATGATTGGGTGGTGTCTTTTGACCTTAACAGTCTGTACCCTCATCTTATTATGCAATACAACATTTCCCCAGAGACCCTCCGGGAAACTAGACATTCCAGTGCGAGCGTTGAAAGGATCTTAAATAAGGAGATAGAAGATTTTAATCCTGAGTATGCAACATGTGCAAATGGTGCACAGTATCGGAAAGATGTTCGTGGATTCTTACCAGAGTTGATGGAGAAGATCTATAAGGATCGAACCATTTATAAAAAGAAAATGTTGGAGGCAAAACAACAATATGAGAAAACAAAAACCAAGAAGTTGGAGAAGGAGATCGCAAGGTGCAATAATATCCAAATGGCACGAAAGATCCAACTTAACTCTGCTTATGGTGCTATTGGTAATCAATACTTTCGTTATTACAAACTTGCAAACGCGGAAGCCATCACACTATCTGGACAAGTCTCAATCCGTTGGATTGAGAATAAAATGAATCAGAAGATAAATGAAATACTAAAAACGGAGGATATTGATTATGTTATTGCTAGTGACACTGATAGTATCTACCTCAATCTGGGGCCTTTGGTTGACGCTGTATACGAAGGGAGAGAGAAGACTAATCAAAGCGTTGTTGCGTTCCTTAACAAGGTGTGTGAAAACAAATTTGAACCTTATATTGAGAGTTCTTATGAAGCGTTGGCCACGTACGTAAATGCTTATGATCAGAAGATGTTCATGAAACGTGAGAACATTGCTGAACGTGGTATCTGGACTGCCAAGAAAAGATATATTCTAAACGTATGGGATAGTGAGGGTGTTCGATATGAAGAACCCAAACTTAAGATGATGGGTATTGAAGCAGTCAAGTCATCAACTCCTGCACCTTGTCGCACTATGATTAAGGATGGACTTAAGTTGATGATGAATGGCACAGAAGAACAAGTGATTGATTACATTGATAGATGTAGGGACAAGTTCAAATCACTGCCTCCAGAGGACATTGCTTTTCCAAGAACATGCTCTAATGTTAAGAAGTATCATTCACATACTGACATATACTCAAAGGGCACACCGATTCATGCTCGTGGTGCTCTTTTATTCAACTATTATATTAAGAAGAATAAACTGGACAAGAAGTATTCTCTTATTGGTAATGGGGAAAAGATCAAGTTCATATACCTTAAGAAACCAAACATCATTCAAGAGAACGTAATATCCTTCATCCAAGATTTTCCAACCGAACTTAACCTTGACAAATACATAGATTATGATCTACAATTTGAGAAGAGTTTCGTAGAACCACTTAAGGCAATACTTGATGCCATTGGGTGGAACGTCGAAAAAACCGTAAACCTTGAACTTTTCTTTACATAATGGACTTACCAATTAATGACGAAGAACTGTCCAAATTAGTTTGGTGGACAGGACACATGAGAGGTGATCTTGAAGAAGGTCTCCATAAAAAATTAAAATTAGTCAAAGAGGTAAGAGAAAAAAACCCTGATGGGCCGTACAAAAAAATACTCCGAGAGGAGCATGGAATGGTAATCTAAAATGAAATTTATTTTAACGTCAATGTCCAGTTTCTTATATCAGTCAGTAATTTTTTCTGCTGGTGTTTTTATTGGATATCTAGTAGGAATTAACACACCAAACTCAAATCGGTAATTATGGAATCATCAGCAGACAGAATAGCAGATGCTCTTGAAAGAATTGCAACTGCTTTGGAGAGTAAATCTTTACATATAAATATTGATCATGGCCACATTGAGCATATCGATTATGTAGATCATAATCATATCGATGGTGATATTAATACACATTCAAAGACTTGGTGAAATTATTATTAACTAATCATTATGGACTTCTTAAAAGAAATTGTAAAAGAGATTGGGGATGAGTATACCCAAATCGCATCAGACATCGATGAAACAGAAAGATACATCGACACAGGTTCGTACATCTTTAACGGATTGGTTAGCGGTTCCATTTATGGTGGCGTATCTAGCAATAAGATTACTGCCATCGCTGGTGAATCCTCTACTGGTAAAACTTACTTCTCCCTCGCAGTTGTCAAGAACTTTTTGGATAGCAATCCTGACGGTTACTGTTTGTACTTCGACACTGAAGCTGCTGTTAATAAAGGACTACTTGAATCTCGTGGGATTGATACCACAAGGTTAGTTGTTGTAAATGTAGTTACTATAGAAGAGTTTCGTGGTAAGGCTTTGAAAGCAGTTGATATGTATTTGAAGTCGTCTGAAGAGGATCGCAAACCATGTATGTTTGTGTTAGACTCTCTAGGTATGCTTTCTACAGAGAAAGAGATTCGTGATGCATTGGATGATAAGCAAGTTAGAGACATGACCAAATCTCAACTTGTCAAAGGTGCATTCCGTATGCTTACTTTAAAACTTGGTCAAGCAAACATTCCACTATTAGTAACAAACCATACCTACGATGTCATCGGATCTTATGTCCCAACTAAAGAAATGGGAGGAGGCTCTGGTCTCAAATATGCCGCGTCTACGATCATTTATCTCAGCAAAAAAAAGGAAAAGGATAAGACGGAAGTTGTTGGAAACATTATCAAAGCTAAGACGCATAAATCAAGACTCTCCAGAGAAAACCAACAAGTCGAAATAAGACTCTACTATGATGAGAGAGGACTTGATAGATATTACGGTCTTCTTGAACTTGGAGAGATTGGTGGTCTATGGAAGAATGTTGCTGGTCGTTATCAGATTAATGATAAGAAGATTTATGGTAAAGAAATACTAAAGAATCCTACAGAATATTTCACAGATGATATAATGAATAAGTTAGACAACATTGCGATGGAACACTTCTCATATGGAAAGAATTGAAACTACGATTCTTCGGAATCTCATTCATAATGAAGAATACGCTCGCAAGTCAATACCTTTTATTCAACCTGATTATTTTGAACAAAGAACTGAAAAGATTATTTTTGAAGAAGTAGTTTCCTTCATTAATAAGTACGATAGTTGTGTAACTATCGAAGCACTAAATATTGAGGTTGACAATAGGACAGACCTTACCGCAGAGGAATCAAAAAGCATTAGTGATATAACTAAAGACTTGAATAACTCACCTGTAGAATCGCAGTGGTTATTGGACACAACTGAGAAGTGGTGTCGTGACCGTGCGATTTATCTTGCGTTAATGGAGTCAATTCATATTGCCGATGGTGATGATGAGAAAAAGAATCGTGATGCGATTCCTTCTATTCTATCTGAAGCCCTTTCTGTTTCATTCGATAACAACATTGGACACGACTATCTACAAAACTATGAAGAAAGGTACGAGTATTACCACAAAACGGAAGATAAGATTTCGTTCGATCTTGAGTATTTTAACAAAATTACCAAAGGTGGTTTACCTAATAAGACTCTTAATATCGCGCTTGCTGGTACAGGTGTCGGGAAAAGTTTATTCATGTGCCATTTCGCTAGCTCCGTGTTGTTACAAGGCAGGAACGTACTCTACATTACAATGGAAATGGCAGAAGAGAAGATTGCTGAACGAATTGATGCAAATCTTTTGAATGTGCCAATTCAACAACTGGTTGACCTACCCAAAACCATGTTCGATAAGAAGGTAAATAAACTATCAGATAAGACACAGGGAACACTTATTATTAAAGAGTATCCAACTGCTGCTGCACACTCAGGTCATTTTAAAGCATTGCTTAATGAGTTAGCATTGAAAAAATCATTCAGACCTGATATAATATTCATAGATTACTTAAACATCTGTGCCTCTTCAAGATACCGCGCCAACACCGCAGTTAACTCCTACTCCTACATCAAAGCAATCGCGGAAGAACTCCGTGGTCTCGCTGTTGAATCAAATGTTCCGATACTTAGTGCGACACAGACGACTCGTAGCGGGTTTGCTTCTTCTGATGTTGATCTTACCGATACCAGCGAATCCTTTGGTCTTCCTGCTACTGCTGATCTTATGTTTGCCCTCATCTCAACTGAAGAACTCGAAGGATTAGGCCAAATTATGGTGAAACAATTGAAGAATAGATACAATGATCCTACAATTCATAAGAGATTCATTGTCGGTATTGATCGTGCAAAGATGAGATTGTATGATTGTGAACAAAAAGCACAAGAAGATGTTCTTGACAGTGGACAAGAAGAGGAGTATAATCCTAATGAAGAAAAAAAATCTAAAAAATCTTTCGCAGAGTTTAAATTCTAATGACTAAAAAAGTTGACTTTAGTAAGTACCTTAATTTCGTGGATGGTGTCACATCCGATCCCAGTAAGGATTATAACTCTTTTATTGAGAGTCTTCAACTTCTTGATAAGCAGGGTTCCAATATTAATCGTCTTACTACTGCTGCT